CAGCTATACCGTCGTAATCGCGATCCATGGCGAATGTCGTTTGTCCATCAATGCGCACGCCAGCTGTTTGCTCGTCGGGTTGTAGGCCAATACGGTAATTCTTGGTCGCCGATATGGTGTCGTCGCTCTTGAATCTGAACATGCGACCTTCGTTCTCACCTACCCTAGGCAACCTGATGTTCCCTGTGCCGTTGGCGGCATCAACGTAGGTGTTCATGTACATATACGTCTGGTGCTCGGTAAGTATCTCATGGATGGCGCCACCGCTGTGCTCAATGAGCTTGATGCGATGGAACAGCGGGCCGACACTGCTCGTTTGCTGCATAGCGCGCCCAGCTGTGAAGTCGTCAGGGAAGCCGCCGGCGGTGAGCTTAGGCTGTTGCACCTGCTGCGTAACGGTGAGCGCACTGCTGTTGATGAGGTCCAAAACGCCGTCACGCAAAACACCATCAGAGCGTGGCGGGTCGTCGGCGCTGGTAATGCCGCTGTTGTCGTAGGCAATCTTGTATCTCTCCACAGTAGTCTCGCGGCGGTTCATGTTCGTGCTCATCTCAAACGGCACATAAAACTCGCTGTTGTCCACCAGCGTCATGTACATCTCGACCTTATTGGTCAGCGTACCGCGGTGAATCTTCGTGGCGTACTTCTGTCGGCTTAATGCTTCTTCGACGCCTAGGCGGTGAATGGGTAGCGGGCCCGACGTTTGGGTGCTTTTCCAGTCGTTCTCAACTCTGTTTAAGCTACCGTCCAAGGCGTACAACTTGCCCTGGGCGCTAAAGCTGACGTTATCGCCGAACAGGATTTCACCTTGATCGATTTCAACCACGTTGTCGCTGGTGTGCGTAGCGCGGTAGGTGATTAGGTCGCCATTGGTACCGGTGCCGTCAACTACCTCAACGCCGAAGTCAATAAAGAAATCTTCGCTGGTGTAACTGCTGGTGACGTTGACTGCGGGAGCTTCGGTATTAAAGAACTTGACTACAGCTGTACAGTCTAAGCCCACTAGCTCGGCTGGCAGCTCGTCAGTTACAAAGCTGTAGCTGGTATTGATGTTGGCACCATTGGAGCGGTCGAAGCTACTCACCTCGATGACGTAGCGGTCAGAGCTGTCGGTAGTCCATTGCTCAGGCTGATAGTATCGGTTACCAACTTTCAGCATAATCTCAACCTCAATTTGCACGCGCGATTCAGGCATGCCGAAATCGAAGCCGGCATCTGGCGACACTTGAAACTCGACAAAGCCACTGATGCGAAACTTAGTGCCGAGCTCGTAGGTGCGATCACTGTCGGCAAGCGTGATATTTTGCCCGCTGGTTATTACGGTGTCGTCATTGCCGCGCACCACATACATGTTGCCGCTGTAACGCCTAGTTCGCTCCACGCTTTTAACTGGTGGCAAGTGCGTGAACACGTGCCCGCTGAGTTTTTCGTAGTCGGTGCCGGCTATGCGCTTAACCTTGCCCGAGAAGTCGATAGTGTCGGCAATCGTCCAGGTGATATTGTCAGCGTCCTTGTCATACTGCTTTATGACTGACTGGATGCCTTCGTTATCGCTGACGCGCTTGTGTACGTTCAGCGGCCAGAAGTAAAAGACGCCTTCAGCTAAGAACACGCGAGCGTTAAAGCAAGATGCCAAGCTACTCAGGATGTCGTAACAGCTATACGCTTCGCTCGTGCCGTTGTCCAATACCTTGACTGGCGTTTGCGCTATGATTTCGCCAAGCGGGTCGGTGTCATCTTCAGAGCTGTGCAACTCAGTATCGTTGATGTACCGAATAATCGGCTCGCCGTCTGCCCAGCGTGAGTATGTACGCAACCCGCCCAAGCAACGCACAAGCTGTTTAATTACTTGCAAGCCTGATCCACCGACATCGCCTAGATCTAAGCTAAAGTCAACGTCCTTAAGGTTGCCCAGGTCGTCGCTCGCTGTCAAGCTGACAGCTGTCGGGAACGGCTCGTCATTGCGTTCCACTTGGTCAGCCAATATGACGCCGCGCCAATACAACTCGTTGTCGCCGTCGGGATCGCTGTACACTTCCACCAGCAAGCGGCCCTCAGGGAAGCTATACAGCAGGTCCAGCGTTTGGGTGTGGTCGGCGTTCTCCTCGTACAACGTAAACGTTAGCGAGCTTGGTATGATAGGTTGGTGCTGTTGCTCATTGTTGCCGCTATAGCTAAGTATGAACCCTTCGCTTCCTAGCTTGAAACTCTCGGCGTTAGCTGGGTTCCATACCGCGTTGGTATCGTAAATGCTTACGCGCCAATCGTCGCCGTAGTGGTCGCGAAACTCGCTGTATAGTCTTTCACCTGCCATCAGAAACCTCTCACGCGGTTACGGTCAAAGCCTGCCCGCTCGCTGCTTATCAATATATCGCGGCCATCTAGTCGGCCCGTGACGGTGACGTTGCCGCCGCCCATCATGCTTTGCAGTTTGTCCAGTGGCGCTACGACCTCGGGGTTGGCCAAGCTGGTGCCCGGTCCCTCGCCGACCATCGCCAAACTAGCGCCGCTAAAAAGGCCACCTTCGGCCATCTGTGGTATGCCTTCGGCTTTCTTAGATAGCGAAGAGCGCACAAAACTACCTAAGCCTATCAGGGCAATACCTGCGGCAATGGCGGCCAAAGGGTTTAGAGTTTGAAGCGCTTTTTTTATGCCTTCAATTGCGATGCCCGTAGCTACAGCCATTTGCCCCACCTCTATAGCTAAGCCGGCCAAGGTGTCAAGCACCATGTTGCCCATGTCGCGGGCGCTTGCTGTGCCAGCGATCATGGCTCCAGCTATCATGCCCGCGCTTATGGCCATGGCTTCAGCTGCTTTTTCAAAAGCTAGGCTCAGCTCGGTAGTCTTCATTTGGGTCGCTTCCACGCTAGCGCCCACCTCATCGTAGCTACCTTTTAATGTTTTGTTGCTATCAACTACGGCTAAAATGTCGCTGGCCATAGTGCCGTGCATCTCTTGCACCTTGCCCAACTCTAACAGATGGCTTCTTTCCATCTGTACCAACTTTTCTTTCTGCTTTACCTGTTCTTGTGGTGCAGCTGGTGCCGTTGCCGTTTCTCCAAAGCCGGCGGGCGCATCTGGCAAAGTGCTTAGGCTAGTGCTGGCGAAAGACATCGCGTCGGTGACGCGGTTGTACATAGCCAATGCGCCTTGAAAATGTCGCTGAGACGCCTCGGTGCCTAGTGCTTGGTTCACTGCTTTCGCAGTCTCGTAAGCTGCGTCGGCTTCTTGCTGTAGCGCTTCGATATTGCCTTTGTGCGCATCGCGCAGGCGTACCGTAATGTCATATACTTCTTCGCGCGACTTGACCAAGTCGGCGTCAGACATCGACATGCGCTGGATCTGGTCGGTGAAGTCCTCGAGGGTATTGCTGACCGCATCCAGCAACCCCGACTTCTCAGCGAACTCACCCAGCGCGATACCTATGTTGTCCATCGCCGTCGACAGTCTCCCGTCGACAGTCTCTGACAGGTTGACCATGGCATCGTTGGCGAAGCCACCTTCGGCAGCCATCTGCTCGAGCGCCGCATTGAACTCGCTGACCTTTACCGAGCCGGCACCAAACTCCATGTTGGCATCACCCGTGACGGTGCGCAGCTGGTCGAAGATGGGTATGCCGCGTTCAGCAAGTTGGTTGAGAGCTTCAAGGTCTACCTTACCCTTGGCCTGGACCTTCGCGAAGATGGCCGCGATGTCTTCAATCTGGTTGCCCGATGCCGCCGCGATGTCGCCCAGCATACGCATGCGGTCGGTGATGTCATCGACACCGACACCAACAGCGATGAGCTGGCGCGCCGAACGGCTGACCTGCTCCAATTGAAACGGCGTCGAAGCTGTGAACTTGTTCAGCTTGTCGACCATGGCCGCGGCCTGATCTGCGCCGCCCATGATAGACCGAAACCCAACTTTAAGTTGTTGGAGTTCAGAACCTTTCTTAATCAGGACACCGAGGCCGGCCACCAGGGACGTGCCAATAGCTGTAGCCACATTGCCAGCAAGCGCCGCAATCTCCCCAAAGTTGCGCCTGAAGTTTCCCTTCACATCGCGCAAGTCTTTATTGAGTTTAGTGAGGCCTTGTTTATTTAGGCCGATACTAACCTTTAGGTCCTTAAGTCTTGCCATGGCTTATGCCCTTCAATGCGTTTTTGAGTAGCCGGTTGTCGGCTTTGCTCTTTGGTTTCTTCTCCCACGGGAAGATAGCAAGGTCGGTTGGCTTTATGCGTTGGCCCTTCTTGGCGTGTGGCGATAGCGTCAGGCACGCCACCCACCGCGATCGCTCCCAGTGTGCCTGCTGGCGCAACTCCTCAAGCTCATAGAAACCCTCGGCGGCAATCTGAAAGTCTGAGAACAGCATGTCGTAAAACGCAGCGGGGTCGAGCCGCAATTGACCCAACCCCACTTTGATACAGTCCTCCACTGTCAGCGCTTTACCCTTCGCTTTTTTTTTCTGTGCCTGCGCCCAGCAACTTCACCAGGGCTTCGGTCATAGCCGCGATGTCGGCCATATCAATCAACCCCAAGAAATCGTCAAGCTCGTACTTGAATGGGACGTCGGCATGCTTGGCACCAGACTGCGCCAAGTAGTATACCAGGGTACCAATCTGTACAGCATCCTCATCGAGCTTCCCGATGTCGATGCCACTCTCGCGTTTGGCGTTAGCCAGGGCACGCATATCGCAACGAAGTGTGAACTCCTTGCCGCTAAGGGTTAGCTTCATTAAGCTGTGGTTTCAGTAATGGCGCCAGTAATCTCGAACGTAGCTGAGT